GAGAAGGCAGTGTTTCTTGACGGCAACGGCAACGTCGCACTAGGTGGCGACCTCACACTCAGCAACGCTGGTGACGTTACCCTTACTCTTGAGGCCGATACAGATAATGTCACAGAAACCGATAACCCAAGCCTTGTATTAAGCCAAGACGGCGGCACCACTGTAAGTAATTTTTCACTTAATAATGCCAATCGAACGGTCATCCAAGCGCATACTAATGGAGCTTTGGTTTTACAAAACAGCGATGGCGACCTTTATCTAAAAGCGACTAACAATGACGCAGTTGATTTGTACTTTAACAACAGCAAAAAGCTAGAGACGACTAACGGCGGAATCAGCGTAACAGGCGAGGTGGCTGCAACCAGCCTAGACATTTCCGGTGATGTTGACGTAGATGGCACGTTAGAAGCAGATGACATAACACTTAATGGCACTGCGATTACAGCCACAGCCACTTTGTCTACCGGCATTTCTAACAACAATGTGCCTAAGTTTACATCTGGTGTAGCGGACAACGACTTCCTGCGGGTGGATGGCACGGCCATCGAAGGTCGTTCTGCCTCTCAAGTTTTATCTGACATAGGTGCTGCTACGTCCGCGCAAGGGTCTACTGCCGACTCCGCTATGCAGGATTTGTCTGACGACACCAGCCCCACGTTGGGTGGTGCTCTAAGCACAGGCGGTAATCAGATTCAACTCAGCCAAACCAGTGGCAATGCGATTGTTACAACTGGTGGCCTATCCAATGCGGATTTAGGGGTTTTAAGGGCGAGTGCGGGAACCGGCGGGTCCGACACGCATGGTTTTACTATAAAGTACATGGGTTCTCGTAGTGGGAACAATAATTCATATTCCCTTTTCATGGACAATCAAACCGGAACGGATGTCGAAGCGATTACCGTTCTCCAAGATGGAAAGGTTGGCATTCTTAACACCTCACCCGGTTCAGCCCTAGATGTAACAGGCGAGATAGCTGCAACTAGCCTTGATATTTCCGGTGACGTAGATGTGGACGGCACGTTAGAAGCAGATAACATCACACTAAACGGCACGTCTTTAGCAGCGTCAGCTACAACTGATACCACTAATGCAAGCAACATTGGCTCTGGCACCCTACCCAACGCCAGACTTGATCAACAGCTACAGGACGTAGCTGGCCTCGCAGTCACCAACGGCAACTTCATCGTGGGCGACGGATCGAACTTTGTTGCGGAGTCTGGCTCGACAGCTAGAACCAGCCTTGGCCTTGGCACCATAGCCACACAAGCCGCCGACAGCGTAAACATCGACGGCGGCGCTGTTGACGGCATTACACTTGGCACAAACAGTGCGGTCACCGAAGCGCAGATTGATAATATCAATATCGATGGAAACACAATTAGTTCCACAAACACAAACGGCAATATTGGAATTACCCCAAACGGCACCGGCGATGTTTTCCTAAACGCAGATAACATTCGTATTGGCGATAATAACGCCGACGCATCTATAACTACGAGAGGCACAGGCGACCTAACACTCAATACGAACAGCGGCACCAACTCTGGCTCTATTGTCATTGCAGATGGCGCAAACGGCAACATCAGTATTACGCCAGACGGCACAGGCTTTGTGGAAATTATTTCTACAGGTGATGGAGCAGGAGAGGGGCCAACTTTTAAATTATTTCGTAATAGTTCTAGCCCCGCAGACAGTGACGAAATCGGTGAAATCGAATTTGTGGGCAAAAATGATGCGGCTGAGGACATTACCTATTTCCGAGTTTTCACAAGCATAGCGGATGTTTCTGATGGCTCAGAAGACGCTAGGCTTGAATTTAAAGGTTTAAACGCTGGCACCGAAACCACCTATCTTCAACTGAAGTTTGGACAAATCGATGCCCTTAGAGACCTTAGATTGGGGACAAGTCGTAAAATACTTTTTGAAGGTGCCACTTCTAACAACAACGAAACCACGCTGACAGTCACCGATCCAACCGCTGACCGCACGATTACCCTGCCCGACGCTACTGGCACAGTACAGCTTACCGATGGTAGCGGCGCAAGTCTTACGTCTTTAAACGCTTCAGAGTTGAGTAGCGGCACAGTTCCCAACGCTAGACTCGACGCACAGCTACAAGACGTAGCTGGCCTTGCTGTCACGAATGGTGGCTTCATCGTTGGTGATGGGTCAAACTTTGTACTGGAAACCGGGTCTACCGCTAGGACATCTCTTGGACTAGGCACGGCGGCTGTTGCGGCTACAGGTATCAGTAACGGTAATGTCCCCGTCTTTACATCCGGCGTTGCAGATAACGACTTCTTGCGCGTAAACGGAACCTCAATAGAGGGGAGATCGGCATCAGAGTTAGCCTCTGATATTGGCGCTTCAACTACTGATGAGGCAACCGCACTGGCAATCGCACTAGGATAGGAACATGGCAAATACATTCAAAGTGAAGACGAATGCGGCCATGCCAGCGAGTGCTGGTACGCCGCTCACCCTGTACACCGTACCATCAAGCACGACCAGCGTGGTCCTAGGCTTGATGCTGTGTAACGTACACACCAGTCAGGTGACTGCTGACGTACAGCTTGTGTCTGATACATCGGACACAGAAACCAATGAAACGGTGCTCCTGGTCAAGGACATACCGATCCCGGCGGGATCTTCTGTTGAACTACTGGCCGGCAATAAGGTTGTTTTGCAGACCACAGATGTTCTGAAGATCGACTGTAGTGTCGCCGCCAAGATCGACGCGGCCTTGAGTATCATGGAGATCACCTGATGCCGTTTATTGGCAACCCCATAGCAACACGATTTCAGACGCGGCCAGCTACGCAAGAGTTCAACGGTAACGGTTCGACCACGACTTTTACCCTGAACCAAACTGTGGCGCAGGAAGATATCATCGTGTCTGTCGATGGCGTCGTGCAGGAAAGCGTGGATGCGTTTACCGTGCCGGATGGCACAACCCTGACGTTCACGGCAGCGCCGTCTAGCGGCACCGGCAACATATTCGTGATCTACATGGGGGTGGCCGAAAATTCTATAACTCCGCCAGATCAGAACAAAGGAACATTCAAGGGTGGGGCGATATTCCGCACCAATGCACAGAGTTTGACCTCTGATGTAACGATCCTTGCAAGCGAGAACGCAAATGTGACAGGGCCGTTCACTGTAGCCAGTGGCGTGACCCTGACCGTTGAAAGCGGCGGGACATTGGTGACGCTATGAGTACGTTAAAGGCAGATACCATCCAGAGTACAGGCGGCGGTGCAGCTACGCTGACGAAGCAAGCGGCAGCTAAAGCGTTTTCACACTTTGATGGAACCTCAGATACGATAAAAAAATCATTTAATCAAAGTTCTCTTACCGATGTTGGCACAGGTCAATACAAACAAACCTATACTAATGCCCTGTCAGATGCTCATCAGATTGTTACCACAAATGGTGCTAGAGATAGTGACCAGCAAGTTACCAACAGGTTTGGTGACAATGCGACAACGCACCATCAAGTAAATAGTTTGGCTAACGGAACAGCAAATAGACAAGATACTAACACGGCCATGTCTGTGGCGTTGGGAGACCTCGCATGAGTACCATTCTTGTAAACACGCTGACTGGTACTAGCACTGCTGGCTCTATTGCAGTCACGGGTGAAGGCAACTCCACGACTACAAACTTGCAACAGGGGTTGTGCAAGGCTTTTATAAATATGGATGGAACTACCACTGGCCCGACAACCAGAGACAGCTTTAATGTAGGCAGTGTGACAGATAAAGCGACGGGCGATTTTGCTCTAAACTTTACGAATGACTTTAATAACAATGACTACACTTTTTGTGGGTCGGCTTCTTCTTCAGGCAACTCGACAGCATGGGTTAGTGGCCCACCTTCCATGACAGAGTCAGAATTTGCGACAGACTCGTTGAATATATTCACAAGCTATCAAAACGCCGGTGTAGCTGAATATACATACACGACCTGCAATGTATTCGGAGACCTCGCATAATGCCTAGCTTCGGCACACTCAAAGCAGATACCCTGACGCACTCAACTGCGGGTTCGCTGGCTACGAACTTTGTTGTGGAGGGCAGTGCTAAATCTCACGTTCGTTTTGATATGCAAGCGGATACAATCACTGGTTCATTCAACATAAGTAGCTGTACAGACAACGGAAGCGGAGAAAGCACAAACACTCTCACAAACACTATGAATGATGCAAACTATACCGTAACTGGAATGGCTGGTCATTCAGACGGCACAGAAAATAATTATATTGTTGGTGTTGGTTTAAGAAGAAGTGATGACCCAACTACGACTTATTGGCGTATGCAGTGTGCGGCTTCTTTAGCTAGTTCTAGTAGTAGTTTTAGTCCGCATAATATGATGTCCATGATATTAGGAGACCTCGCATGACAGTGACTCCAGAATTTCAAGGCACACATTTATGGGACAGGCTCTGCTGGGCCAAAGAGAACCTTGAGGGTGTGCAGTCAGAGTATCGTGTTGTATACGAAGACAAGGTAGACGAGTGTGCCAAGATATTGGTGCCAGATCCCAACTGGATGGCCTGTGCCTTGCAGGGTGGGATATTGCCGCCGGTGTGGGTATACTGGGAATTAGCGAAGGACGAGGCACAGCCCGACTTCAAGAAACATACACGCGGCTACTTGCTGCATGATACGGAACCGATGGGGCCGATGACCGAAGAAGAGGCCATTGAATACCTCATCCAAAAGGACGTACCACAGTCTGTATGGCAGTCGT